AGGTTCTTTATAAGGTAAAGTCATAAATGCATCTCTTAAATTTCCTCCTGGTGCATCTACGTCTCTCCATTCACCTGGTTGAATAGATTGAGCATCATCTCTAATTCTAATTCCTCTTTGTTTAAATCCTGCTGGTAAATTAGATAATGTTCCTGCATCTAATAATTGTCTTAATGCTTGAGTTGCAGTTCTTGATAGACCACCAATCATTTGAATTAAACCATTACCATAAAATCCAAATCCAGGTAAAAATTTAAAGTGTACAAAATAATTAATTTTTTTCTTTAATGGATCGTTTTGTAGATAATTACGTCTAATAGATAAAACTTCTCTTGATCCCTCTTCAATTGTTACAATGTATGGAAGTTTAATTCCTGTGGGCTCACCAGTCTGTGGATTCATATCTTCAAATCCTTCCAGATCTAAATTAACATGACATTCTAATAAAGTGAAAACATCTTCTGTTTGACCACTCATATTAACACCATCTAATTGTCTTTCTTTAGATTTAACATCGTCTGCTTCTGATAAATCATCTGAAGCTTTTAATTCTATGTCTCTATAAAATCCTGATATCTGTTGTTTACGTAATTCATTTTCTGAAATTTTAATTACATGAATAACTGCTTCTGCGTCTTCTAAACTATTTGCTGTATATGGAACTAAAATATCTTGAGCTTGAATAAATTTTGAAACAGCTCTTCCAAGTATTTCATCATAATAAACTTTTTTAAATGTAGATCCTGATAATGGTAAATAAAATAACATTTGATCAAATTCTGGTTCATATTCTTTCATAACATCCATAATTTGATAATTCATAAATTCAGAAACTCTATCTGCTTGATCTTGAATTGCCGGAGTTTCTAGTCCAATTACTTGAGTTCTAACTGGTCCTTCTGCTGGTAATAATTCTTTATAAGCTTGTGCTTGAAATTGTGTAACTGCTTCTGCTAAAACTGGATGAGTTGCACTTGATGCACCTTGAAATGGTTCTGTTCTTGATTCATATTTAAATCCTAATAAATCTAATCCTTGAGTATAAGCTTTTTCCCAATCTGCTCTTGAATCTTTATAAGATTGTGTATCTTGATAAAGTTCAGATCCTAATCTACCAAGAACTTGTTCATCAACAACTTCAGCAAGGTTTGCTCCAAACTCTGTTCCAGCAGATAAATTTTTAGTAGGGTCAAAATTTATATCAACACTGCCATCTTCGTTTTCTGTAACTTCAGTAGGACCAGCAGGAGTTTCTTCTACAGATTGTGCAATCTGTTCTACTTCTAATTCTCCAGGTGTAAGCTTATCTGCTACGTTTGGTAGCGACTTGTCTATTTCTGCCATTTGTTATTTTCTCCGAGTTCACTGTTCTAACAGTATTATAGTTAATATTCAAGCCCTGTGGGCATGGTCCTGATTTAGGTGGTATTGTTCTAGTTAGTCTTTTAGTCATTAATTTAATCCTTCTTTTCCTTTTTCAATACTTTCAACACCTATTAATTTATGTTCTTCGTTTGGTAAAAATCTTCTATTTACAGGATCCCATGTATCAACAGTTTGAATAATTCCTCTACCTGTTTCTGGATTTATAGTGTGTCTCTGAACATATCTTCCTACTGAATGACCTTTTTCAGGATCTATAATAATAAAAGCATCATTTAAAGGATCTTCCATAGGAAACATTTTTTTAGATAAATTTTCAAATTTTAAATTTGGATCTACTATTTTATCTAATGCTTTTGCCATATCATCAACAGCATCATAAGCATGTTTATCTGCATATGATTTCATTTCATCTAATACGCCATGATATTCTTTTGGTAAATGTTCTTTTGCGTTTTGAATTTTTTGAAGTAATGTTTCGTGTTTGTTACCTTTGAATCCACCTGCATAAGGAGCTAATGCTTCTTCAGCTGCTTTTGCAACTCCTTCAGATTTAGCTGTGTAACCAAGCATATGTGTACTATTTTTTAATTCTCTTATGCTATCGGAAATATTTCTTAACATTTTTAAAAAGTTTGCACCTCCCCCTACTTGAAAACCAACTCTTCCTCCAGTTGCATAATTATAACCAAATCTAAGTGCTATACTTTTATCTCCCATTTGATCTTTAAGACCAGTTATTCCAAAATTTAATCCTCCCTTTGTATAAGATGCATCTATAGATCCCGGTCCTTTATTAATGGAATATGTTCCAGATTCTTTATCAGGAGTATAAGAAGCTCCATATCTTATAGATGTATCACCTACAAATGGATTAATTCCTTTTGAAGCTGTTAAATTAAATTTATCTGTTTGATATCCAATTTCAGGTCTTCTATCTGGCATTTGATTTAATATAAAATTTTTTAATTCTTTTAAACCACCAGAATAACTAATTAATGGTTGTCCTGTTTCAGGATCTACTGGTATTTTTTCTTTTTCAGTTTCTTTAACTCCAAAATATAATCCTTCTACTCCTTCTTTTGGTAAATTAGTTCCAGATATGTTTTCTTTGTTTAATGGTGGAATATATAAATCACTTTCAGGATCATCAGAGCCACTTGCAAATTTAACTCTACCACCTGTAGCATATTTTTCAGATTCATTATAAGAAGGAATTTCTTTAAATCTAGGTTCAAGTTCTTTTGCTACAATATTTCTTTCAGTTTGAAAAGCATTTGCACTGTCTAAATATTTTTGAATTAATTTTGGATCTGGTTTTAAATTATATTTATTATAAAATTGTTCTATTTGTTCCATACTATAATTTTCTAAACCATCAGGGGGAGCCATTCCTTTTGTTTGTTTAACTAATAAACTTGCATCATCTCCCATACGATTTAAAATTTTCTGTCTTTTAATTGGTTCATCCATTAATAAAAATCCAGAAATAGATTCCATAGGAGGAACTCCTTTTTTAATATCTTCTGTTATACGATAACCTTCTAATCCAACAACTGCAGGATTTATTACACCGCCTATAAAACTACCTATAGGACTTAATATAGGTTTAAGTTTAGAAATAATACTAGGTGCAGTTGCTGCAGCTCCAGCTCCTGTTGCAACAGTTCCTGGTTTTTCTTTTACAAACTCTGTTGTTTTTTCTATTGGTGATTTAAAGATATCTTGTGTCTCAGTTAAATTTATTGATTCTGTTGGTGTTAAATTTGGTACTTCTGTTGCGGTAGCAACTCCTGCTGAAGTTAATCCTAAAGCTGTAAATGCAGCTGTCTTTGCTTTGCCTTCTAATTTTTCTGCTTTTTGATAATCATTTACCAATAAAGACAAAGGTCTAGAATTTGTTCTAATAGAAATATTAGATTTATTATAAATATCTAAAATATTTTTTTTAGCTTCTTCACTAAAAGAATCAAAATATTTTACAGTTTTTTCAGGGGATACTCCAATTTCTATAATTGGAACATCTGCATCTGGATATTCTTTTTTAAATTGTCTAGCAATTTTATTATATTCTTTTACTCCTGATAAATCTCCCCCTAACGCTTTATCCAAAGTTTTATTAAAAGGTCTATCAATAACTAGTCCTTTAATTCTATTTGTTTCAGGTGATAAAAATTGTGAGGCCTCTGTATAACCAGGTGCACGTTCATAAGTAGCAGATAACCCTACTGATTCATCTATTACTCTTTTTCCTCCACCTGGAACCTTAGATCTTAATTGACTAGAAGTTCCTGCCTCTAATCCTAATAATGTATCTCTAATATCAAATTTGTATTGTCTTAAAGTTCCTTCTTGAAAACGGAAACCTCCTTTTTTTCCAGCTGCTATATTATCTACAATATCATTTATTGTTTCTTGATCAGGTAATTTTATTTTTTTAGCTTGTTCTGGTCTAGCCCCTTGTAATACTTTTAAATATTTTGCAACGTCATCAGATGTCTGAGTTGTTAATATAAGTTTATTTTTGCTATCAGCATTTTTAAATTGATTTCCATAAAGAGCCTCTGTTATTTCTTCTAAAGAAGAATTAGGATCAAATTTAAATTGTTCATTAATATCATTTATTGCTTGATCAGATTTTTCAAAAATTGCTTTTTTTGCAGCTTGATTTCCTGCTTTTGCTTTTAAAGTATTTGCTAAATCTTTATCGTATGTTTTTATTTCATTATATAATTTTTCATCTAATTCAATTTTATCAAAATATTTATTAAAAGTAGCTCCTTCTCCCTCTTTACCTTGAACATAATTTCTAAGACCCTGTGAAAATTTTGAAGGTTTAGTTTTTCCACTTGGTTCTGTTACTCTAAAAATTGAAAACCAATTTTCAGCAGTTGGATTTTTTTCCCATTCTTTTAGTTTTTTAAATCCATCTATTGCTTTTAAAGTTTCTTTTGGATTTTCATGAATTGGAAAATATTCTTTTTCAACTTTAATTTTAAAAGAATCTGGATATTCATTTTTTAATACTTTAATAGCATTTTCTTGATTAATATTAGTATTTGATTTATTAATTAATTCATCTAAAGAATTATAAACTGTTTTATTTTTTGAAATTTGTTTTTCTAAAAATTCTTTAAAAGCTTTTGAAGTTCCATATTTAAATCCTTCTCTAGCAACAACTCCACCCGTCGCTAGTTCCAAGATTCTATCTTGAGGTGGTACAACCATATCCGGTTGAACTTCAGTCTGGTAATCGGTCTCTGGCTGCTCGATGCTAGATGCGAGTAGCTTGGAACGGGTTAATGCTGCATCAATGTCTTGAGTGGTAATTGGTTTTCTTGTGAGATAATCCATTACCTCTTTTCGTTTATAATTACTCATTTAGAATCCCATCAAGTAATTTAGTCCACCACTTGCATTTGGTTTTCTACCTGTAATATCAAAATTTTCTAAAATATTAGGTTCAGTTTGCATTTCAAGTCTTTTGTAAAGTTCAGGATGATCTTTTTTTAAAAGTAATGCCATCTTTCGTATATTTTCTGGATTCGTTACATCAACTATTCCTTGTTCATTTTTTATAAACATTGATTTATCATATTGATTTAAAACCATATTCATTTCTTCTTCTAAACTCATTCCTTTAGTCATTTCTCTTGCTTTTTTTAAATTATCTAAAGTTTCTTGACTAGGTGCAAAAGGAGTATTCCCAAAATTTTCTTCAGTAATTGGATCTCCTTGTTTATAT